CGTAAGGCGAAGGCCACGCCGCTACCGTCGCCCGTGCAGGAAACGCACGACGACAAGGCGGATGGGAAGGATGCCTACCAGGCGTTGGTCGACGAGCATGGGAAAGACCTTGTGAACGGTGCCATGGCCATGTACGGCGTGGCCCGCTTCAGTGAACTCACGCCAGACCGCGTGGACGAAATCCAGCGATCCCTAAGGCTGCGGGCGAATGCCCAAAGCCATGCAGACAAGGCGGCGTCACTTGACCCCCCGCCTCTCTGAGTACCCCCCGCCCATGAGTGAGAAGGAATGGCAGGCGCAAGTCATCGAGCTGGCGGGTACGTTCGGGTGGATGGTGCAGCATTCCCGGCCTGCCCAGGTGGGCGACAGGTGGATGACTGCCATTACCGGCAACGTGGGATTCCCCGACCTTGTGCTGGCGCACCGCACGAAGGGGGTGATATTCGCGGAACTAAAGACCGAGACAGGCCGCATGGCAACGGCACAGACAGAATGGCGGGACACTCTCGCGGGGCACGTTGAGTGGTACTTGTGGCGACCCTCAGACATTGCCGCCGTGATGCGAAGGCTAAGCCGCGCCGTGTGATCTGATAGACCTCCGGAACAACGCGAGCCCGTGAAGCCATCATCGCCCGCTACATGCAGACCAAGGCCCTAGCCGCTGGCACAGCTACACGGTGGGCAACTGACGCAGAGAATGCGGGACGGACGTTCGTGCGACTACGGGCGAAAGACAGGGGTAGCAGATGCCGGGACGCGCTGGCAATCATCGGAGGCGCGGCTGACGAAAGTCAGGGTGGGAGGGGTAGGGGTAGGTTTACCGTCAGACATAGAACTCGCGCGCGCGGGTGTTTACCTAAGGGGAACAGCATGATCACGAAGGCAGACGTACGCGATACCGTCGACCGCCTAGCCGGTGTGTATACCCGGTTACGCAAGGCAGACGAACTACGCCAGGAGATAGGGCAGGCCTTGATGCGGCATGCGGAACGTCTTGAGGTTGCCGACCTACATGCGGGCACCACGGCACTGATTGAGTCAATGCCAACTAGGCAGGCAGACGGTGGGCCGTCGTCACCTCCCGGGCCTCACGAAGTAGTGGGATGCGTACTCACTGCAAAGCGTGCACGGTTGAATGATTCGCCGGCTATTCGGTACTCGATGGCACAAGGCACGAGGGACAAGGTGAGGCAGGGCCTACCAGTCACAGCACAAGAGGCCAACGCACACGACGTATGGGAACCGGGCATCACCTTCAGTGCATGGTGGTCTAGCCTTACGATCAGTGAGCAGCACGACCACGCCACACTGAGGGAATACATGGCGAAGGATGCAGACCTAATCCCAGTCAATGCCTAAGCGTAAGCGCGCAGACCTAGTAGCACCAGGCTATGCGAAGGCACGCCGTGCATTCATTGAGGCGTGGGATGGCCCATGCTGGTGGTGTAAGCGTGCGCCTGCCAATGAGGTTGACCACGTTGTCCCGGTTGATGAGGGCGTGGACCCCACTGACCAGGGCAACTGGGTGGGGGCGTGCAAGTCGTGCAACTCTAAGCGCGGGGCCGACTACCTAAACGCTCGAAGGGCAGAGACTGAGAAGCGCAGACGTAAGGCCGTCGCAGATAATGCGCGGGACTTTTTTTGTACAGCAGAAACATTGCCCCCGATCCCATCTAGCTATGTATCCCAAGGAAGCCAGATCGAGGTCGATTCGCCTGCATCCGTAGCAGCGGTGGGCGATTCATCGGGACCGCGTGAGATACCGCCGCGCCTGATATCTGGGTTACCGTCATCGGCCACCTACGGGCACGAGGTTGCCGACATTGCCGAGAAATATCTGGGCATCACACTCATGCCGTGGCAGCGGTTGGCCGTCGATGGGCAGCTGCAGCACGACGACCAGGGCGACTACCTCTATAGGCGCTCTCTGGTTTCGGTTGCCAGGCAGAACGGAAAGACAGTGTGCCTACGGGCGATGATCCTATGGGCACTGACGCGCGAACCCGAACGCCGGGGCGAGCCGGTGCTGGTTATCTCCACCGCGCATAAGCTCGACCTTGCCACGGAGATATTCGAGTCGCTTGCGCCCATCATCGTCAAGGAATGGGGCGCGAAGGCAAAGCATTCCTATGGCCGTAGTGAAATCATCATGCCCGGTGGGAGCCGTTGGCTAGTGCAGGCCGCAACGCCTGCCAACTTTCATGGGTTCAGCCCGCATATCGTCCTAGCCGATGAGATATGGAACATACCGCGGGCCGTGCTATTGAACGGGGCCATCCCCTCGCAGCGCGTCATGCGGTCGCCGCTGCTCTCATGCTGGTCCACCGCGGGCACTGAGGAATCCGACGCCATGACCCAGATGCGCGAGGAAGGCATCCGCGCAATTGACGAGGGCAAGCGCACGAAACTATTTATGGCCGAGTGGTCGTGTCCCCCGGGCGTCGACTACATGGCGCGCCCCGACCTATGGCCCATGGCGAACCCGGCGATTGGCTACACGCTGGACCCGGCCGTACTGGCCGACGAATCTGAGCAGATTGACAAGGGCGCATTCCTTCGCGCATCGCTTAACGTCTGGGTGACCACCGTCAATAGCTGGTTGGCACCCGGGGTGTTTGACGCGCTGGAGGTTCCCGACATTCCGGCCGGTGGTGTGCTGGCAATAGATTCGTCAATAGATGAGGCCTTGTATTCCGGCGTGCGCGCGGTGGAGCTTGAGGACGGACGTATTGGCGTGACGGTTGCCTTCGTGGCCGACTCTCTCGCCGCGTGCTGGGAGCAAGTCGAACATGAGGCGGCCGGTTGCGTAAGTGTCGCCATGCCGCCAAATATGTTTGACATTGCCCCGGTATCGCTTGCGCGTAAGAAAGTGCAAGTGGGCTACGGCGAGATTCAGACTCACACCTCTACCGTGCGGAGCCTTATTAACGAGGGCCGCTTGGTACACACCGGGGAGGAAATGCTACGCGAGCATGTAGGCCGCGCGGTCGGTGTCGAAACGCGCAACGGGTATGCCATTGTCAGTCAACGTTCGCCAGGCCCTATCACTATGGCGCGTTGCATGGTGTGGGCCGCGTCAATCATTGCGAAGCCTGTCACGCGCAAAAAGCCCCAGATAGCATTCGCCGGAAGGTGACGCATACGCGCCCGCGCGTTTAGCAGGTAACGTGTAACCGCGTGGCCGTCGGTTTCATTCCCTTGGCTGGCGGCCACGCACCCTTGTATTTCGCCGACGTATAAGGGATGCTTATGGTATGGACCTATTCCGCCCGAAGGTAAAGGCCATCCCGAAGATGGGCACCGCGCCTATTGCCGCCGCCGCAGGCGCGCCGCAGCGGTCCCAGAACTTTATTGGCTTCCAGACAGGCGCAGCCGAAACGGCCGCTATGTCGGTGCCGTCAGTCACCCGGGCTATTAGCCTGCTCTCGACTGTCGTGAGTACGCTGGACCTTCGCAGCTATACGTTGCAATGGACCGGGCAGCGTTACGAGAAGCTTTACATCGAGGGCGAATCGTGGATGACCAGGCCAAACCCGACTGAGGCCCGTAACTTCACTCTCTCGGTAACGTGCCGCGACCTCATCATGCAAGGCCGCGCGTTCTGGGTCGTCACTTCGCGCTATGCCAACGGCTTCCCGGCCACCTTCCAGTGGCTCCCGGCCGCAAACATTGAGACCCCGAATAACCAGGGGCCGCAATGGTTCGGCACCCCGGGCGTCGTCATGTTTAACGGCGTCGAGCTAAACATCCGCGACGTGGTGTGTTTCCTATCGGGGTCACAAGGCATTGTCTACACCGGCCGGCGAGCAGTGCAGTGTGCCATTCGACTTGACCAGGCGGCTGAGCGGTTTGCCTCTAATGAGATTGCAGCGGGCTACCTCCAGCAGACGGGCGGTGAGCCTATGTCGTCTGAGGAACTGGGCGAGCTGGCCGCGTCGTGGTCGTCATCGCGCCGTGAGAATGCTATTGGCGCGTTGTCCGAAGGAATTACCTTCACGGAATTCGACAGCGACCCGTCGAAGCTGCAGCTAGTCGAGGGGCGCGAGTATTCGGCGAAAGACATTTCGCGGCTTATGGACATTCCCGCCTACCTGCTCGCCGTTGACCAATCCGGCATGACTTATGCCAACGCGCAGCAGTCCCGGCAGGACCTCATCGAATTCGGTGCGCGTCCCCTGCTCCACGCCATTGCGGAACGTCTGTCGATGGACGACGTACTACCCCGGGGGCGTCATGTTGAATTCGACACCGAGACATACATCGGCGACATGGACACCCATGTCATGCCGGATGGTTCGATCATGGAAAACGAAGAGGTGGAACTTTGATCCGCTTTGATGCAGACGCCACACTGATCACCGCCCAGGCCGGTGACGCTACGCAGCCCGCCCGCATCAGCGGGCTAGCAGTGCCGTGGGATGTAGTGGCGACCGTCTCGGACGGGACCTCAGTGCAATTCGCCAGAGGCGCGTTCGACCTTAATCAGAAGGCCGCAAAGCTCATCGAGAACCACGATATGACTCAGCTTCGTGGCGTCGTGAGTACCCTCACCGATTCGCCTCAAGGCCTTGAATTCGAGGCCACACTGGCCGACACGCGCGCGAGCCGTGACGCCGTGGCCCTGCTCCAGTCCGGTGCCTACGATTCCGTTAGCGTCGGCGCTGAGCCCATCACCTTCACGACTGACGCCGATGGCGTTATGACCGTGACAAAAGCGATGCTTAGGGAGCTGAGTTTAGTAGCGCAGCCTGCCTACGTCGATGCAGTAATCACCAACGTCGCGGCAACCAGCCCCGACCCCGATCCAGACCCAGATACAGAGGAGCAGGAAATGTCCGACGCCGTAACGGCTGAGCCCATTGCGGCAGAGGCCACCATCCCGACCAACCCGATTATCTACGCGGAAGCTCGTCGCCCGTTCATCATGCCGACCCCGGCTGAGTACATCAGCGCATTTCTTACGGGTGGCAGTGGCTTTGACGCCATGCAGGATGGCATCCGTGCCGCTGCTCCCGACGTGATTAACACCGACCTCCCGGGCATCCTGCCGGTGCCGATTGTGCAGCCGGTTTACAACAACTTCATTGGTAACCGCCCGGTCGTTGACGCCATTGGTGCCCGCGCTATGCCAGGTGGCGGCAAGGTGTTTATCCGCCCGAAGGTCACGACCCACACCACCATCGGTGTGCAGTCCACCGAAAACAGCGCGCTCGACGATGGCACGTTCGTCGTGGACGACCTTCAGGTGACCAAGGCCACTTACGGCGGATATGTCACGCTCTCTGAGCAGGCTATTGACTTCACCACGCCTGAGGTTATCGGCCTGCTGCTCGACGACATGGGCCGCATTTACGCGAACCAGACCGACAACGTGGCGGCCGACGCGCTTGTGGCCGGTGCGACTACAGACGAAGCATTCGTCGGGTCTATTACCGACCCGGCCGCGTGGGCACTCTGGGTTTCTACGTCTGCCCAGGTGATCCTCAGCGCGTCGAACGGCAACCTGCCTACTCACCTTTTCGTGAGCCCCGACCGGTGGGGGAACCTGCTCGGTCTGTCGGACACCTCCGACCGCCCGCTTTTCCCGAACATCGGCCCAATGAACGCATACGGCGACCTTGCCGTCACGTCGGATATGGGCATGGCCTTTGGTCTGAGGGTCGTGGTGGATCGCAACTTCGCGGCCGGCACCACAATCATCGGCGACGCTTCCGGCTTCGAGTGCTACGAGCAGCAGAAGGGTGCCATTTCGGTGGACGTTCCCTCCACGCTCTCGCGCACCATTGCCTTCCGTGGCTACTTCAGCACGCTCATGCTGGATAGCTCCAAGTTTGTCATCGCTTCGTAGACTGCTTTAGGCCACCTGCCCCATGTCCGAATACTCAATTACTCACGCGCAGCGCATAGATGACTATGCCGTCATTCAGACGCTTGAAGTGACTGAGATCGGCACGGGGCAGGTGGTCGTTGTGACCGACGTGTCCGGCTTTAATGGCACGTTCGTCGTGCAGGCCGTCCCGACGTATCTTTATCTGGGCGTGAATGACGAAGGCGACTGGCTTTTCGACCCCGACATCATCCTGCCGAATCAGCTGCTGTATTACTCAGCCGCAGCCGACGTAGCCCGGGATGCAGTCATCCCATCGGGCACGCTTACCTTCACGCCCGTATGCACCTGGGCAAGTGACCAGGACGTCCTCGACTGGCTAGGGATTGACCCTGCCACGCCGAACGACGAAGCCTTTGTCACGGTGGCGACGAATGCCGGTAACGCTTTCGCCTATCGCCGGCGCAGGGAATCGGGCTACTTTGATTCTCTCACCACGGTCCCCGGGCCCGACGTTCTACTGGGCACGATCATGCTGGCCGGTTCCCTTTATCGTGAGCGCGGTTCCGTAGATTCTTACGCATCATTCGACCAGATGGGCGGGGCGGTTCCCTTCGGCACTCACGGGCAGATCAACAAGCTGCTGGGCGTGAACCGGGCGCAGGTCGCATGAGCGCTACCGGCATTTTCGCAGAGGCCCAGGCGACACTCGCGGCCAGTCTCACGGCGCTTGGACTTGCCGTCGTGACTGATTCGCGGAACGCGCGGCCTATGTCTGTCGTTATTGAGCCGCCTACGTTCACTTGCTTCAATTCCAACATCGCAGACATTACGTTCCGCCTGCGGATTCTCGCCGCGCCGCCCGGAAACTCCGACGCGGCGGACTACCTAATGACGACTGCCGACACCATCATGGATTCGGAGATCAGCGTCATCAGCGGCACGCCGTCTATGACGGCAATTGGCGGGCAAGATATCCCGTCATTCGATCTGACCATTCGTGTATCAACCATGAGGAGCTAGCGCCATCGCTACGACAACGTATCTCAGCCAGCCACACTCAATTACTATCGGCGGCGTGGACCTCACTGACCAGTGTTCGTCCATTACCTTCACGCTGGGTTCTAACCCGCTCACCTCGACCGCTTTTGGCGACACTGGCGAGCGTATGGTCGCGGGCCTTCAGACCGTCGAAGGTTCCATCACGCTTTACGCTTCGTATGGCGCTGGCGAGGTTGAGGCCACGCTAAACGCCGAAGTAGGCCAGGGCGATACCGTCATCGTGGTCACCCACGCCGCAGGCGCAATCAGCGCGAGCAACCCGGAATACACGATTACAAACACCATGATCGCCGACATTCCGACCGCGCAGACCGTGGGCGAGCTTCAGGTGTACGAGGTGTCGTTTTCCGCAGGCACCTGGGCACGCGACATTACGCCGTAGGGCAAAGACTAAGGGGAAAAGATGCCTGCACAATTCACGCTGCTGTATAAGGGCCAGTCGCACGAAGTTGATATCACCAGCCTTTACGTTGCCTCACAGTTTGAGGAAAAGTACGACCGCTCTTTCCAGTGCATGGCGAATGCATCGGAAATGCGGGTGGGGTGGCTAGCGTTCTGTGTGTGGCGTGCAGCTGCACACCAAGGGATTACGGTCCCGCTCAAGTTTGACGACTTCCTACAGAATGACCCACTGATTGAGGCAATCGAGGACGCGGAGGGAGAGAACACAAACCCTACGCCAGGGGAACAGTAAGGCGGGCACTCGCTGAGGTATTGGCAGGCACCGGCTACTGGCCCCCAGATGTACCGTTCACCATTAGGGACCTCACCACAGTCCTCGCCGCAATAAACGAAAGCCGCAAATAGTGCGCCAGTTTGTAGATATGAGTTTCAATGCACCAGGCGCAACCGCAAGCGACTCCTTCGGCATCGCGGCCACAATCAAGTCGTTGGGCAAGCTGGACCCGACCTACCGCAAAGAGTTTCTAGCCGAAGTGACGGTCGCGGCGCAGGGCGCAATAAATGACGCGCGCGCGCGGTACCCGGCCACGGTCCTCAGCGGCATGGCCCGCAAGTGGACGCCTTCGTCTGAGGGTGGTTATTCATCGGCCGGCGGTAAGGCTTTCCCGTGGGATGCCGCAAAGGTCGGGGCAGGCGTAAAGGTGAAGGCCGACACCCGCCGCAATAGGTCCAGCGTGGTCTACATCACCCAGTCGACGAACGCCGGACGGCAATTCGAGCTGGCGAAGGCCGACCAGGGAACGCTAGGGCCAAAGATTCG